AGTCGCTTCGATTTCCTCCATCTCCGGATGCGCTGCTTCGACCGTCAGCGCAAACGTCCCACAATTGGACGATGGCGGCTCCGGTCGGAATCGCAGGGTGACGTAGGAATCCAAGAAGAAGAAGCAAACTTCGCCGCGCTTGAGGTCGGACTCGTCAAGCGTTGCGCGCTGGGGGAGTCGAACGGGGACGCCGTTGACGATGATCCGTGAACCCTTGATTTCAATATCCATCTGTGGCATTGCGAAATCCTACTTTCGGTAATGGAGTGTCTGCCCATCATCAGCATCCGGAATTACGCTCCGGACGGACCGCCCGTAGGCGGTTTCGGGCGGCGTGGGGTCAGCAGCGACCGCCGAAAGTGTCCTTCCCGGTCTCTTCATCGAACGCGGCGTAGGCATCCTCTTCGTAACCGAAGAAACGCACGGTGGTATCCAAATCATCAATACGCTCAACGGCCCACACGGTCGCACCCGTATCACGCAGAGTGAATCGGTACAAATCCACGCTCCACCGCTCCGCGTTGTCTACAAATTGATCGACATGCGTTTCGTATTCCAAACGGTGTTGGTACGTCTCCCCGTACTTGATTCCCCAAATCGTGGCATCCTCCGTACCAACATAGAAGTCTCCGTAACAAGTAACGTTCGTGCGGTACATGTCATCATCATCGAAGAACAAACCATCCGCTGCTAACTCCGCGTCCGTACGCCCCGGGTTGTCGGCACGGACGTTTGCGTTTGCTTGATCGGTGAAGTGGGCAATGCGGTACGCGAATTCGACTTCCATTGTGGTTCCTACTTTCTACGTTGTGTGTGTCCCGGATTACGCCCGGGACGGCATCACTATATCGCCACTATTCCGATCCTGCAATAGTCAATCTCCAAAAAATGCGAAATGCCCACAATCTAATGCGGGCATCGTTTCAATTTCCCCAGCGTCTTCGCCTCACCCCTCACGCACGACGGCCAGGACACACGCACCGGATGTTTTATCCTGTGGTCGTGCGGGAACGTCTAGCGTGTTCGTGCGGCACGTGGCGCGGCAGCGTGTCGTTTGGGGGCGGAACGTGCGCGGATCCGGGCGCATGGGCGGGCGCGGTGCCGGCCCGGGGGGAACCTGGCGGAAGCACCCGCGATATACCACTTCGCAACTTTGTGCCTAAACCTCAGGTCTTACGCCACCCGAATCCCCAGAGTACCCCGGCAATGGCCTCAGCGGTCTGCCCGACGGCATCCTCCTCAAGCTCTGTGGCAGCATGGAGGATCTCATGGACCAGGGTGTCCAATTCGTCCTTCTCTGATTGCCCGAAGGCAACCCTGAGGACCCTGGACTCGTAGTCGCACTCCCCCCACTTGTCCCCAAGGTTCGGTACGAACCTGATCCTCCACCTCTTCCCTCGGATGCTGACTGTCTTGTCTCCCTTGGCCATGTTGGTCTCCATAGCCCAACACCGAGCAGGGTCTCCGTCTGGTCCCCATCCCTTAGATAACCTTAAGTCCTTGTCTGATAAGGACTTAAGTCAGTAGACCCCCTACCCCAAGCCTATCTATCCTTGTCTTACCCTAGGTTTACCCTTAGATAACCCTAAGTCTACCCTTACCTATCCTTGATTACCTTAGGTAACCCTAGCTTCTGGATACCTTGTCCCATACGGACGATCCGGTGGATGATGGTCCTGAGGATCACCGAAGGATCTCCCAAGTATCTATCACGGACAGGAGGATGGCAGCGACAACGATCCTGTCGTCATCGAAGCCAGAGCCTCGCGGAGGATTGGCACCTGGACTCTTGACCGGCCCAGGGCGGTTCGGACAGCAACCTTCGCTGCTTCCATAGGTGTCACGGGGTTGGGGTGCCTGTTTGGTCTTGGGGACAGTTCCGGGATGGGGACTGTTCCGAGATTGCCTTGCAAGGCCCTTAGGATGCACCAGGATTCGTTTGGGGAGCCTTTGGCTACCTGTGGTGGTCTGGGAGAACCGGACGCATCCTGGGGCATCCTAGGGGCTGTTCAGATGAACACTCGGTAGGGGACGCTGGGGGCGGGGGTGAAGACCGGCAAGGCGTCCTCTTGGGCCTTGGTCAGCTCAATGCTGACCCGGAGGTTGGCGTGGTAGCGGGAGTCGCCAGGGCTGATGATGACGTTCTCCTCGTCCACTCGAGCCGGGATGGGGCCGATACGGTCAAGGGTGACACCTGCGACAGGTAGCACCATGACTTCGCCTTCCTCGTCGGTGCGTTCCTCTGCTAGCCCTGCGGTAATGAGTGCGTCGTCGAGAGCGGACTCTGTGTTTGATCGGAGTAGGTAGTCCATGTTCAGGTGGTAATGGCTTGGAGTTGGGTGTCGGAAAGCGTGGTCGGCCAGTACTTTGCAGCCTTGATTGTTCCAGACGGAAACCATAAGCCGTAGCCCTTCTGCCCAAACATGAAGTAGGTAGGCGTTCCGGTGACCGTAAGTGCAGTTGCGCCCGACACGGACACCGCGCCTCCGTTGATAAATCTACGAACTTCCCCAGTTGCAAGTGAGGTATCCATGCCCCAAGCAAGTTTGTAGTCAGTATTGAGTGCGAGACTTACACCCACGCTTGCGGTCGGTGTTGAACTTGGCCCCTTCGCTTCAATAGACGAACCAGCGGAGTTCGTGAGTAACCCAAAGACGCGATGATCTCCTGATTCGGTGGTGAATCCCATGCGCCAGGGGAACGAGGCGGTATTCAACTTTGAGAAACGTCCCTCGTAGTACATCGAACCATTCGTGGTGCTGTACTGAAGCGAGGTGATGTTGTCCATAACGCACAAATCTTCTGCCCTGTTTCCCGTGTTTGCCCCGGTCGGGATGTACGAGGATGCTCCGAAGCCGGGTTCCAGCATGAACCCGTACACATCCATGTAGTTCGTTCCATTTCCTGCGTAGGAATTGGTTTGCTTTATCAGGATGTTGAAATCGCCGCTCTGTGTTGCCGTTGAAGTAAAGGTGAGTGCATACCGATACCAGCCGGAAGCCGCCATTGGAGTTCGTGCAAGCGTGGCATTCACTCCACTTGCCGATGTGACCGTGTGCGTGTTTCCGCTAATGCTTGTTACTTCGGCTTTCGCGTTGTTGGACGCACTTGCATACATTTCAAACCCGAACAAGTCATAACTTCCGGGTTTCACAAACACAGACATGGTGTATGTAACGCCGGAAGTCATGGAAAACGACCGCCGAAGTCCATGCTGGTTTGTCGTATTGTCCTCGACAATTCTTCGCGTTGTTCCGGCAACATTGTCCGGCCCAGTAACGGAGGTGGAAGACACGGACGCATTTGGTTTCGACCAGTATGCGTTGGAAAAGTCCTCGCTGTACTGGTTCAGCGTCGATGCGCTTCCCTCAATCAGCAGCCCGCGAGGAGTCAGCTCGGTGGGGTCGTAGTCGAAGCGGGGGGCTTGGTAAGCAACAGCAGCTAGCGATGGCTGATAGGCATTCACAGTTGAACCCGGCTCAAGTTGCGCCCCGAAGACATGAAATGTCGCCGTCTTCGGTGAGCCGAAGGTCAGCACACGGACTTCAATTCCATCGGTTGTTCCGGTAGCGGTAAATGGCAATGACACGCGCTGCCATGTTGTGGTCAACGAAGGAAACAACGCTCCAGTTGCCGCCGCTGACCGCCCGACTCTGACATTCGACAATGTGCCTGAATCAGCCCGAATCCAAATCGACAGGACATACGATATTCCCTGTTGTACGGAAACGGATCTGCTGATTACGGCATCAGACGATGTTGCGTCATAAGCAAGACGTACTGCCGCAGTTCCACCAAAAGGATCAGATTGCCCGGTTGTTCGCGTTACAGATGTCCCGAATGCAGACCATGTGGTGTTGTTTCCCTGATCCTCGCTAAACGTCATAATGTTTGATGCGGCGTACTGCACCAACCCCTGCGAGTTGATGAAGGTGGCGTTGGTAGTGCGCGTGAACGACAGGCGCGGGTCAAGAACACCCGTGGTGAAATCAAGCGACAGCGTGGAGCCATCGCCATTCCCCGGCAGCATTCGCTTGGCCGTATTCCTGGTGCGCTTCGGCATCCCCGTGAATGCGACGACGTTTGTCGTGGTCGATGGCGGCGTAAAGGTGTTGCTGTATGTCATGGGTGGTTCTTGCTGATCCAGTTCAATCCGGTGTCGATCTTGTTGCCGAAGCACATGGCGTAGGCTCGTTCGTGCTTCTCGAGCTCCTTGGCCATGTCCCTGTCCTTGCGTTCCCTGACCATCATGTCAACGTCCACGGCGACGGCTTTGGCCCAGTAGCCAACGGCCATGCTGAGGGCGTCGATGCGGTCGTCGTGCCGGAGGCTCTGCCGGTCACGGGTGATCCTGGTGAGTTGGTAGAAGAGCATGTAGGCCAGCTGCTTCTCCGTGGGTAGACCCTTGGTTGACTCGTAGTCAGCCCGGATGACCGAGGGATGCACCACCAACCTGTGCTGGTTCATCACGGGCTCGATGGTGTCGATGATGCGCCGCTCCTTCTGCGTGGAGTGCCTGACCTCTTCCACGGTGCAGGGCCAGGTATCCCGGAGGTAGGGCATGAGCAGCTGGGTGAACATGCCGTCACCAAAGTTGCTTTCGATGAGGATCTTGTTGACCTTCTGGTCCCGGGCCACTTTGGCTAGCGCCTTGAGGTTGTCTGGCGTGTAGCCACCACGCAGCCCGCCGGCAGCGGTCAGGTGCATCCACCCGTTGAGCATTTTCACCACGGCGTACCCCGTCTCGTCCTCACCGCGTCCGGAGGGGTCGATGGCTAGGACCGACCCGGTGTAGGGAACGAACTTGTCTGAGATGCTCTGCGGGCGGTGATAGCGGTCGCCCTTGAACCCGACCGCCGGCAGGTCGTCCTCAATGGTGTCCTGCATCCCGCCCCAGGCGATCCGTTCCGGGGCCTGCTCAACATCTCCGCCGTGGACGATCAGGTCGCAGAGGCGGAGTGGATACCTATCAGCATCGCTCAACGAGGTGTTGAGCATGAACTGGAGAGAGAATCCGCTGCGTCCGTAGGACAGGGCTCGCTCCTGGAGGTCGTCTTCGTCGAAGCGTTCCGGGTCCGTGGGCTTCCCTGCGGCTGTCTTGGACCACTTGTTGGCAACCATAGGTGCCAGGCGTCCTCCGTAGGCCGACATCTCCTGCTCCGTTGGGTAGAGGGCCGGCCAGATGCAACACTCGTACCCGCGCTCCATCAGGGTGTTGTAGATGGACTCCTCGGTCTGGGGGGTACCGAGGAATGTGACGCGACCACCCGGCTTGATGATGGCATCCACTTCCTTGATGCGCTCTCGGAGGAGTTCACGCATGGTGGCCGTGGCGGAGTTGTTGGCGACCTCAACGTCATCAAGGATCACTTCATCGGCACGACTGCCCGTCAGCTGCCCGGTGATGCCGAGGCTCTTCACGCTCGGGGCGTGGCTCGGTGGTGCCGGGGCAACGTCAAAGGCAATCGCGGAGTCCCGTTGGTTGTCCCTGGGCAAGAGGTGCTGGTAGATCGGCACCGCATTCATCAGCTTCTTGCAGAAGTTGGTGAACTCGTCAGCACGGTTCTTCGATGCCGACACGACCAGGAATTGCCGTGACGGGTCAAGCAGGAGGCTGTGCATCACGTACGCCGAAGTGATCCAGCTCTTGCCCACGCCACGGAACGCCATCAGCACCCGTCTCCTTGGCCCACTCTGGAGCCAATCAGCCATGTCGTACTGCACGGGCGTCGGCTCCGGTAGCCCAACAGACTTCCATGTCAGGAACAAGGCGTTCCTGAAGTCCTTCAGGCGTGGGTCGATGTCCATGCGTCAGGTGCCGGTCTTGCGGTTGACCTCATCGTCAAACGGGAGGGTCTGCGCCAACCGAAGCACAGGAGTCCCCTCGAGAGCCGCCTGGTCAATGCAGTTGTCCTTGAGCATCTGGCGGGCCACGTTGAGGTCCGTGGGAGATGCCTCCCCCGACCTGATCCTGCGGACAAGCTCGTCGCACAGGAGGGCGTGGAGGTCCTTGAGGACCTTCTTGGTTTCGTCAGCCATTGCCGAGGATGACCGTGAGGGCGGCGTTTGCACCGTTGGTGAGGGCCGCGGAGGTGCAAGCCCGCATCAAGGGGAGAGCCTGGATGACCTGGGCGTTCGTTCGGTAACCACCGTTGCCGGCACCGAAGTCCGGGGTGACGCCAAGGGGCTTGGTCAGCACCGCCGTCGAAAGGCTGTAGAGCGTCACCCAATCAACGCCGTCGATGCTTCCCTGGATCTCGATGGTGCAGGAGCCGGTCGGGTTGGTGGCTGAGGTCTGCTTGACCTCAACGACAACGGTGGAGACGTAGCCGGAGATCGGGCGGAAGCTCACGGAGCTGCCCGTGATGGCAGCACTCATGGCGGTGGCGTCGGCAAGACGAATGGTTTGCATGGTTTGATGTTCCTCAGATGAAGTGTCGGATGACGTAGTTCGCCGCGATCCCGATGAATGCACCGATGGCGGCGGCGTACCCCATCATGTGGCCCCGTACGTATTCAAGCTGGCGGACGCGGACGTCCAGTTCCTTGATCTCCTCTTGCTGCTGAAGACGCATCTGGAGGAGGGAGTCGAGCTTCCCCTCCAAACGCCCGATTGCGAGCATTACGTCGTGGTCGTTTGGCATGTCAGTTTGCAGTCTTGATGAAGATCCAGAGGCCGTCGCCGGCGTAAGAACTGCCGCTAAATGTGTTTACATTTATTTGAGATGTCGGCGAGACCGTAATTGTTCTCATGTCAGTTACATCTGAGTTTGTTCCTTCGTTTCCGGCAAGACTGATACCCGTCCACGTACCACCGTTGGCTCTCGTACTTAGCCTCTTGTTACCGCTTACGGTTGTGGTTACGAGAAGCCCAGGGTTGGTTTGCGCCGAAATAGTCCAACCACCGGATCCGGATCCAAACGTAAGTCGCGCGAAACACACAGAACCAACGTCGTCAATAGTCGGAACAAACGTGTTGGTCGTAGCAGGGGTCTGCCACGTGGCGTTGCCGTTGGCATCGGACGTCAGAACCCTGCCAGCCGCTCCGGTGCTACCCGTGTACTTGAGGGCACCCTTGATCTCAACAGCATCTCCCACCTCGTTACCGAGGGTCGTGGTGCTGTTTGTGGCGAACACTCCGCCCACCGTTGTAGTGGTCGTGGTTCCAAAGGTCACGTTTCCGTTGAAAGTGTTTGCCGCGGTAAACGTGTTTGTTCCACCCGCAGACACAGTTGGAACGGATGTGTTCGTCAGGTTTCCATCAACGAATCCGAGACCTGCCCCAAGGCTGATCTCACGGACCTGCCCAACCGCCGTGCCGGTAGTCGGACCACCAAGGAGCTTCTGCGGGTTGATGTCCTGGAACTTGGCAAAGTTCACAGCCTTGGATGCAAGACTTGGATTTGGGTAACTACCGCTGAGGTCGCCGCCGGCGGTTCCAAGAGGGGAGGCTCCAAGTACCTGAAGCGGGCTTCCTGACGTACCGTTTCCGGACAGGCATGTGAGGCTTCCGGTGCCGTTCGGGTTGGGAGTGGTGCCTGTGGTGACCGACGTCAGCTTGGACTGCGCCGTAGTGAGCGCGTTACTTGCGGTGCTGTTTGCCGTGTTTGCCGTGGACTGCGCGTTTGCCGCAGCAGTAGATACCGTAGCAAGCTCTGCCGAAGTAGCAGCGCCAACGTCTGCTGCCGAAATGGAGACGTCTCCGGTCTGCGCGTTCGCCAGCAATACCTGTGATCCACGGACTGAGTTGACACGTGGGACGCCCCATCCAACCTGGCCAGTAGCGGCATCAACACAGGTAAGGATCTTGTTGGCACCCTTGTCAAACGGAACAACCATCTTGCCGTTGAGGGTGATGACGTCGGCTATGTCGTCACCGAGCTTTACGTTCCCGTGGAAGTTCTGAGCAGCCGTGAAGGTCTTGACTCCGGTGATGTCCTGGGCCGTTGACTTAGTGACTGCGCCAATTCCAGTATTTGTTTCATCAGCCGTAATTACAACCGCTCCGGTTCTACCGTTGACGCTAGAAACCGGAGGCGTTGCTGGAGAAGCCCATTGAGTGTTTCCGAGGCCGTCGGTGCACGTGAGCACCAGACCAGCAGCCGCTCCAGATGGGAACTGCGGGGTCGCGTTTACCTTGAGCGAACTAGCCGTTGTTGCGCCAACGGTTACGTCGCTGTTGAACGTGACCGTCCCGGTAAAGGTCTTGTTACCACCGATTGATTGGTTGCTAGTCTTGTCAACCGCACCGATGCTCTTGGTGGTCGAGGTTTCCGTGCCGTCTGCAATGATCGTGACAGCACCAACCGCACCGTTCACCGAAGACACAGGCGCCGTTGCCACCGTGGCCCAAGAAGCATTTCCGCTTGCATCGCTCTTGAGGTACCGATCAGCAGCGGCTCCCGTGGGGATCCTCAGGGTTCCGCCAACGGAGATGACATCAGTAATTCCATTACCGAGAGTGACGTTGTCCTGGAATACCGCCGCAGCGGTAAAGGTCTTGACACCTGAAATCGTCTGAGCGGTTGCCTTGGTCACACCGCCAAGATTCCCGGTTGGGCTTGCCTCTCCATCAAGGCTGATGCTCACAATGCCGTTCAGACCGTTGACGCTCGTTACGGGAGCGTTTGCGGGCATCTGCCACTCGACGTTTCCGGTAGTGTTGGTACAAGTCAGCACCTTCCCGGCTCCTGGCGTTCCGTTACCAGAAATTTGCAGGGTTCCGGTGATTTTGATGCCGTCGGTGGTGTTGTCTCCAACAGTCATACCAGCAGTCGTAACAAACCCACCGTTGGCGGTCACGACGCCATTGAACGTCGCGTCGCCGTCGGCCTCAATGTACGACGTCACCCCGCCTGCCGGAGCGTGTCCCTGGAAGACACGGTCGTTGGCAGAGGTTCGCTGCGCCTGAATCAATCCATTCGTGTTTAGGAGAACGCCAGCCGAACCGTTAGTTCCGACATTTGGCGAGGCCACGGAGATCGACTGATTGGCCGTGAACTTCTTGGATCCGGAGATGTCCTGTGCCGAGTTGGTAGTGACAGCGTTGGTCACCTGAGCTGCGGTGTAGTCGCCGCTTTCCGAAACAACATCTCCGGTGCGATTATTGAACTTGTTGACACCGACGTTACCGTTAAGAGTGGCTGACAGTACACCTGCTTGGTTGATGGACAGACCACTACCGACCTTGACGCCTCCGAGGGTATCGGCTGAGGCCGTTGGGAGGGTGGCGTTCTGGCTTACGCTGACCACGCCGCTGGCGTTGACGCTGAGACCGCTACCGACCCGCATCAGTCCCTTCTGGTCTGCCGTTGCGGTCGGGATGGTCGATGCCGTATAGGCACCGAGACTGTCCGCAGTAATGGTGATTTCGCCGGAAGCTCCGTTCACCTTGGTCACGCCAGCCGGTTCCGGAGTCTGCCAGATGGCCTTACCGGCTGCGGTCTGCGTAAGCACCTGCCCAGCGTTTCCACCGGGAATCCTGAGTTCTCCACCAACCGTGATGATGTCAAACTGCTCCGTACCAAGATTGACGTTGTTCGTGAACGTCTTGGCTCCGGAGATGTCCTGGGTGGTGTCAACACTTACCGCACCAACGTTGGCGGCGCTCAAGGTCACAGCCGGGCCGGTCTGGTTGTTGACGCTCGTTACCCCGGTCGCTGCCGGAGCAGCCCACGAAGCATTTCCGCTTGCATCTGAAGTAAGGACCTTCCCCTGGAGGTTGGACCCGACGTTGTACCTGAGTTGATTGGTGACGGACGCGGTTCCCACCTGTAGGGTCCCGGTAAACGTCTTATCTCCACCAATGCTCTGGTTGCCGGTCAAACCGACAGCACCAATGTCTGTTGCATCAATGGTGACTGCACCGGAGTTTCCGACACCGTTCTTTCCGTTGACGCTGGCGATAAAGTTTGGGAGCGAGTTCCAGACAGCTTCTCCGTCGGCTTGGCAGAACAACACCTTTCCTGCCTGATACCCAGTAATTGGGTACTTCAATCGACCGAACACCGTGATGTAGTCGGTTTCCCCGTCTCCAAGGGTTACGTTGCTAGAGAACGAGGTGACCGTCTTGATGATCTGCGGGGAGCCGTCAAGAGAAGCAGCACCAACACTAGCCGCCGTCAAAGTCACAGAACCGTTGACTCCGGTGTTTCCGTTGATTGAAGTGATTCCCGTCCGCGGTGCGTCTGCCCATGCAGCGTTGCCGTTGGTACCGGAACAAGTAAGAACCTTGCCGGCTTCGGCGTTGGTCGGGATCAGCAGGCTGCTGTTGATCTTCAGCTCGTCCGCAGACGCATCATCTCCAAGCGAAATGGATCCTGTGAAGTTGACGGGGGTCGATACGGTCTGCGTCGCTCCGCCACTCGTATTTGCCGGAAGCGCCCCAATCGCGCTTGGGGAGATTGTGATCGTCCCTGTAGAAACACCTGCCGTGCTAGAGCCAAGGCGAATCCCGTTCACGATTGGCTGAAGAGACGTTGTGCCGTTGTTGTCGGTTGCCACCACAGCCTTGTTGATGGTGCCAGTACCCTCAACCTTCAGGTTCCCATTGAGGACGGTCACCTGACCCTCAAACCGCTTCGGTGCGGTAATCGTCTGTGCTGCTGCCGTT